CCCAGAAGGCGCAGAAATTTTCTGCGTTCCCGTGGCTGACGATTGGGGCCTCTAATGCTTAGGCCAATAGGCAACGGCAACGGCTACGGCGACGGCTACGGCTACGGCAACGGCGACGGCTACGGCAACGGCAACGGCGACGGCGACGGCTACGGCGACGGCTACGGCTACGGCAACGGCTACGGCTACGGCGACGGCTACGGCTACGGCAACGGCGACGGCTACGGCAACGGCAACGGCAACGGCGACGGCTACGGCTACGGCTACGGCGACGGCTACGGCTACGGCAACGGCGCAGTCACCACCAATCAACAACGCCGACGGGAATAAATTTTGGAGCTTCGGCCCCATTCCCCGCAGGCATGAGAGCATGGCGGGACAACAGGAGAAGACATGAAGATCACAATTGACCGCTCCACAGTGGAGCAGGCGCTGAAGGCGTTGGAGGCAATGCAGTCATACGCCGCAGCAGAACGAAAGGGGCTGCGTATTTGCGATGAAGCCATCACCGCCCTCAAGGCCGCGCTGGCAGAGCCGGTGCAGGAGCCGGTCTATAACGACCTTCTGAGGCTTGTCGGCAACCTCTTCGACGACCTCTTCGACGAGGCTTACAAAGCCGGCAAGAGTGATTACGACGAAGTATTAGGTCTTCGCGTGGCCGCTTACGATGCCGGCGATGGCGTGCATATTGTTGCCTGTAACCAGCGCGACGGCTCGCGGCTTTGGGCTGTGCGCGACGAGTCTAGATGCGTCGTGCTGAACAAACTAGGAGAGTGGGAATACGAACCATCCCCCAGCAGTCGAGATGATGCTTTTCTTGTGCGCTGCCGCTACGCAACGCCACTGGAGGCGCGAGATGCCTACATGGCGTTTCTGACGAAATGACGCACGTTAAACAGGAGAAGACATGAAGATCACAATTGACCGCTCCACAGTGGAGCAGGCGCTGAAGGCGCTAAGTCTTGCGCTTTCCGATGTGGATTGGCGCGCAAACAGCCCAACACAACCAGTCATACACAAGGCGCATACCGCCCTCAAAGCCGCGCAGGCAGAGCCGGTGCAGCTAAAGGAGCACTGTTTATGGGCACGGAACGGCAACGAGCCATGTCCTCATGTGCAGCAAGCAGAGCCGGTGCAGGAGTTGCCGTGGTTGCGAGCTATCGACGAGGCAATGATCGATCACCACGTTGGCGTGGCTGACCCGGCTGATGACTACGAAACAGCGAAGCGCAAGTTGAACAATTTACTTTGCCACGCGCAAGATATTGGTGCGTACTTTGCCAAGCAGGCCGAGCCGGTGCAGGAGCCGGTGGCTTACATCCATAGGCAGGGTAGGCATTGGGAAGCCTCAGAGCGCCCGTTGACTGACGACGAGAAAGCCCGTGGATGGACAGAGGAACCCCTATACACCGCCCCACCCCAGCGCCCAGCAGAGCCTACGGTTTGACCACAATAGTTAACATCACCCTCATCCAAGAGGGTGACACCATTTCAGTCCGATCTGATGCGCTGGGCCGGGACGAACAAGTCCTGGCTATCGGCATGCAGATCGTGGCTTACCTCTCAATGCTGGAAGGCCAGAACCCCGGCCATTTCCTGGTTGACATGCCTACGCTCTCGGCTGGAGCGCACTGAGAATTGACTGCCCGGTCTTGAACAGACCTTCTCTCAGGTGGTGATCGTTACAGTCCCCCACCTGATCCGAGATCCAGTACGGCCAGCCTATCTCCTTGGCTACTCTCTCCCCGGTTCCTGACTCATCGTGATCCGCTATGACGTAGCCACTCGGTAGCGTGGCGGCAATCTTGAGCATGTTCCCGGCGCTGAAGGTTACATGAATGGTGTAGCGGCGCTTCCAGTTTTTGAGGATGGCCCGCAGTGATAGGGCTGTGGCGTATCCCTCGCACAGATAGTGCGGACCTCGGTTATCGATTACATACTCCGCTTCGGAACTGCACTGCCCGCTGAGAAATTTCTTGCCGCCAGCGGTATCAATAAGCTGAACTCCTACCAGCCGTGGCCCGACACGCATGGGGATGACCAGCAGATGCTCACCTTCCCTGACCCACACATTCCCAACTTCGTCGGGGTGCCCCTTGCGTTTCAGGTATTCGTGTGAGGCATACTGGCACTGATGCAGTATCCAAGCGGCCTTTTTGGAGGCTTCCGCTTGCCTGCGTAGAGTCTCCTGCTCTGCTTTCCTGACCTTTTCCTGCAAGTCACGAGCGTTAATTTTTACGGGCGCGTCAGGTTTCCAGACCGAGACAGTCACTTCGGTAGCGTGGTTCTGGCAAAAGCCGTGGTCGCCCATGAACTTCACGGCCCCATTTTTGTGGTGTGGTTTGTCCTCGGTGGGATACCTTTTCCACTGGCCCAGCGGTGGTAGGGTATTGATGAGGATGCCGTGGGCGCGGCAGAAGTCTAGGAAGTTCATCAAAACAACCCCATCTGAACTTCTGACAACATGCCCCACTGCTCGGCCATCGCGGCGGCTATGCCAGCGTAAGTTTTGCTGCGTTCCTTCCACCGATCAGGGCTAGGCCGCATTCTGTGAATCCTAGCCTCGCGCCCCTCAACGATGTTTGTGGGCTGCAGCAAAGGCAAGTTCTTCAGCCATAGGCATGTAGCCTTGGTTTCTCCGTGCCCAAATTGCCAAGGCTGGATAACTTGGTCTGGCTTTCTTATGCGACTAGAAATAATGCTGACTGGATTCTCCAGTGCGATGCTTGGGACGGGCGCGGCCAGCAACAGGCGCACAAAGTCGAGTGCTTCAGCTTGTTCCTTCTGCTTTTCTTTGAACCATCGCGCCCCGCTGACTGCGAGGTGGGTGCATGGTGGGTGAGCAATCATCAAGTCCCATCCATCACCAATAACATCCAAGACATTTCCCTGATAGTGCGGGCCGGGTACATCGGTGGGCAACAAGTCGCAAGACATTGCATCATGCCCAGCACGGATAAACGCATCGCGAACCGACCCACTGTATTCACAAGCCACAAGAACTTTCATCGCTTGCCCTTCAAATACTTGCGAATGCTCTTGATCGCAAAAGCTTCAAACGCCCTGGTCGGCGTCAGCGGGACATCACTCAGCCCACGGGGCCACACACCAAACTTCTCCCTGTAATTCGCCAGAGCACGTTTGTCTGACCACGAACCTGTCTTAACTTTGTACTGGGCCATGCTCCACCATGCCTGCTTGTCGTCCCTGGACATAGAGCCCAGTTCTTCCATCTGTCCCGGAACAGACTGCACCATGCTCTTGCGTTCCCGCATATGCCCGCAGTGGGCACAGGTATCGGAGCCACGGGGCCACAGGGCACCACAGGCAGGGCACTTGGCTTCTTTCTTCTCCTTCTCGGTGGGTTCCTTCTTGGCCTTCTCCTTGCCATCCTCAAGTTCGCTCACACCATTCTCAAATACATCCTCCCAGTCTTCTCTGAAACGAATGTAGTTGCCCGAGTGATCAAGCCAAATTGAGAAATCTTTGCCGGGATATGGGCGCATAACTCTGCCCATCTGCTGGATATGCGATGACAGAGATTTACTGAATGGCCGCGCAGATACTCCAATCCTTACAGCAGGGCTGTCAAACCCTTTCGTCAGCAGATCCGTTGCAATTAAGCCGACGATATCAGAATCAGGCTTATTGAAGTCTTCAATAATATCCCGCTTGAAATCATTGTCATCACGGTAGGATATTGATACGAAGTTATATCCCTGCTCTTGGAACTTCTGCTGTAAATCAATTCCGTGATCTACACCAGCACAGAACACGATAGTTTTCTCAGGCTTGCCGAATACTTCATGGGTTTTCTTCACCCACTCAGCAACGATATCGCCTGTGATCTTCTTGCCGCGTGAGGTAACTTCGTCCTGTGACCATTCACCTGCTACTTTCTTCGCGCCTTCCATGTCAATCTCCTTCGCCACAAACACGCGGAGAGGAACGAGGGAACCAGCATCCACCAGTTTCTTAGTGGTGATTGGAGATACGACATGGGAATAGATGGACCCCAAACCTTTTGTGAATGGGGATGCAGACAGGCCAATGACTTTGATGTGCGGGTTGTTCTTGATGAACTCCAGCGTGGCTGATCTTGTCTGATGGCACTCGTCGATAATCAGGAGCGAGAGGCCAGGGAATGATCCACGTTTCTCAATCGTCTTCGCCGAACAGACTTGGATCAGTTCATGTGGCCGGTATCTCCAATGGCCTGATTGGAGTACGCCGTGGTCAATCTTGTACTTGTCCAGGCGCTGGGATGTTTGATCGCACAGCACAATCCGGTCCAGCAGCATGGCCGCTCGGG